CTTCCTGACGTTCTCCAACAAGCCAGGCCTGGCGCGGCGCTACTTCACCTGGCTGCGCAACGATAACGACCTGCCGCCGATGATCGGCTTCGACCGTCTCGTCGGACGCCAGGGCTATGCCGACGCGATCGGCGGCAAATACGCGAGGAAAGCATGACGAATAACCACGGCGCCGACGGCGTCGCTCCACACTCGATCGAGGCCGAGCAGGCCGTGCTGGGCGCGCTGCTGCGCTTCAACGACGCCTTCGACCGTCTCGGCGACCTGCAAGCGAAGCACTTCTACCGCGAAGACCACCGCATCGTGTTCGCCGAAATCGTGCGCATGATCTCGCACGGCGAGCCGGCCGACGTGATGACGGTTTGGGCGGTTCTGGAAAGCCGCGGCGGCGCGGCCACCGAAGGCATCGGCGCGTACCTGAACCAGCTGGTGCAGACGGTGCCCAGCGCCGCCAACGTCGCCCGCTACGCATCCATCGTGGTCGACCGGGCGCTGCTGCGCGCCACCATGCACGTGGCTGACTCGATCAATGGCCTGGCCGCGAATCCGAAAGGCAAGAGCGCCGACGAGGTGCTGGACGCCATGCAGACGATGGTCACGACCCTGGCCGAACGCCGCGTGCGCAACGAACCGAAGATGATCCGCGACATCCTGGTCGACTTCGTGGACGGCGTTGGCAAGCGCGCCGAGGGCATGCTCAATGTGATCCCGACCGGGATTCCAGGTCTTGACCGTCTGCTCAACGGCGGCATGCGGCCCGGCAACCTGATTGTCGTCGCCGGGCGCCCGTCGATGGGCAAGAGCGCGCTGACCAGCGATATCGGCCTGAACGTCGCCGCCGACCACAGCGTGCTGAACTTCAGCATGGAGATGGAAGGCCAGGAGATCGCCGGCCGGGCGCTGGCGAACCGCGGCCAGGTGTCGCTGGCGAAGGTCATGGGCCAGATCCCGCAGGACGACGACATCACCTGGGCCGGCGTTACGGCCGGCTGCATCAAGCTCGACGCGCTCCGGTTCGCGATCGACGACACCCCAGCCATCTCGCTGCTGGAGCTGCGCCTGAAGGCCAAGGCCTGGAAGCGCCGCCACGGCCTGAACGTGATCATCGTCGACTACCTGGGCCTGATGTCGGGCGGCGAGGGCGAGAAGCGGCACGAGCAGATCGGCTCGTACTCGCGCGGCCTGAAGGCCCTGGCCAAGGAGCTGGGCGTCGCCGTGATCGCGCTGGCCCAGCTGAACCGCAAGGTCGAGGAACGGCCTGACCGCCGCCCGGTGCTGTCCGACCTGCGCGACTCGGGCGAGATCGAGCAGGACGCCGACATCGTCGCCTTGGTGCACCGCCCGGAGATGTACGAGCCCGAGAATCCGGAGGTGCGCGGCTTTGCCGAGCTGCTGATCCGGAAGCACCGCGGCGGCCCGTTGGGCGACGTCCTGCTGCGCTTCGACGGTCCCACCTGCAGCTTCTCGGACTGGACCGGCGCACCGCCGGCGGCGTCGACGAAGGGCCGCAGCCCGGTGAGGTTCGAGGGATGAGCGCGACCGTATTCAAGAAGGGCAGGATCTGGCACTTCCGCTTCCAGGTGGCCGGCGCGCGCGTGCAGCGCAGCACCCGCCTGACCAGCAAGGGCCGCGCCGAGGAGATCGCGCAGCGCGAGTACGCCGCCGCGGTGGTGCGCGCCAATGGCGGCCAGCCGGTGCCGACGCTCGACGAGCTGGCCGGCATGTGGATCGTGGTGCATCGCCCAGCAGCCAGCGCCGCGCACATCCGCAGCGTCGAGACCTTCCGCCGGCTGCATATGTACGACCTGGGCGTCAAGCGGATCGGCGAGATCTCGACCGCCGACGTCGAGCTCGCGCGCGGGCTGCACCTGCAGACGCACGCGCCGTCTAGCGCGAACCACTGGCTCCGGATCTTGAAGCTGCTGACCATGTGGGCGGTCAAGCGCGAGATCCTGGCGGTCTCGCCCTGGCGCGTGAAGATGCTGAAGGTGCAGAAGAAGCCGCGCCCATTCCTGCCGGTGGACGTGGCCCGGACGTGGTTCGACGCAGTCGACGCGGCGACGAAGCAGGCGCCCGGCAAGGCCCTTGCGGTCCGGCTGATGTTCGGCCTAGGCCTGCGGGAAGGGGAGACCCTGAGCGCGCGCTGGGAATGGTTCGACTGGGAGCGCCTGACGTACACCCCTGGCATCACGAAGGGGCGGGAGGCTGAGCCGGTGCCGATGGCGGTCTGGCTGCGCGACTACCTCGCGCCGATGCGCCAGTCCGAGGGCGCGGTCGTGGTCAAGGCCAACGGCGAAGCGTTCCGCGCCGGCTTCACGCGCCAGGTGCTGCGCCAGGCGAACACCGCGTGCTCGATCAAGGGCATCACGCCGCACCGCCTGCGCGGCACCTTCGCCACGCTGCTGTCGGAGGAGGGCGTGCCGATCCAGACGATCCAGCGCGTGATGCGTCACAAGAGCCACGCCACAACGATGGGCTACCTGGAGAAGAACCTCGACACGGCCGCCCGTGCTGCTGATCGGATCGGTGAAAAAGTGGGATTCGGTGGCGCGAAAGTGGCGCACGAGTTGGCAGAAAGCCCGTAAATCCAGCAGGTTCAGATTATCAACAGTCATCGGATATAAGCCATGAAGCAGCGCAGTAAGTACCGCTCCCGCAAGGTCGAACGCGACGGCCAGAAGTTCGACAGCCAGAAGGAAGCCCGCCGCTGGGACGTGCTCGGGCAGCTGGCCGCCCAGGGCGAAATCGCAGAGCTGCGCCGCCAGGTGTCGTTTGTCCTGGCCCCGGCTGTGCGGCTGGAAGGGGAGAAGCGAACGAAACCCGCGCTTCGGTACTTCGCCGATGCGGTCTACCAGCAGGCAGGGCACCTGGTCGTGGAGGACACGAAAAGCCCGGCCACCAGAAAAAAAGAGTCGTACCGGATCAAGCGCCACCTGATGGCGACAGTGCACGGCATCCACATAAAGGAGATCTGACCATGAAACCAAAAGAGAAAACGGACGCCGAGCTGGCCGCCGACGCGCGCATGGTTGGCACGGAGTTAAATCGATTGCATGTCGAGATGGCCAAGCGCGGCATCACGATCGACTATGGCTTTGGCTACGAACCGGGTGAGTTCAAGTTTGAATACAGCCGTGTGAAGAAGGAGGTCCTTTGAGCGAGCGCCGCGCGACGATCACAGTGGGCTGGCGGCCTTCCGGCGCTCCAGCTCGGCGCGCCGACGACTTCTTGGAAGTGGCACCCGAACCAGTACCAGTCCCTTGCCGGCCTGCGCCGCCAGTCGAGCAGCGCGGCTTGGATTCGAGGATGCAGAACTGGGTCCGGTGGTGCACCACCTGGGGCTCTTACCCGCGCGGCGGCGAAGATAGCGCAGCGCGCGCGTGCCGAATCGCGTACGAGGCCAAGTTCGGCCCGGCGCCAAGCGCCGGTACCGGAGCAGAGCGCCGCGAGATCGACGAGCAGGATGCAATCCGTGTGGAGCGCAGCCTGTGGCAACTGCCAAACCTGCAGCGCGACGTGGTCCGGCTCCATTACGTGAAGGGGAGGAAGTGGTTCGAGATCTGCCACATCGTCGGCATGCGAGCACGCCGTCCGCTGTTTGACGAGAAGCTCGCCGCCGCCCTGTGCGCGATTGCGGCGATTCTCGAATGTGAGCAATAAAATGTCTTGACTCTTTGAAATCTTAGCAGTACATTCCAATCTACAACTTATTTCCATCTTTCAAGATGCGTGCGGGGTCCCAGAAGGGAGCCCGTGGCGTCTCTAAATCACTTAACACTTAGCCCTCGGTCAATAAGTCCTAGGAATGTTGAATTAAGTTTTGATCTCGGAATTAAAAAAGCCTGAGCATTTCTACTCAGGCTTTTTTATTGCTGATTGCTGCGTACAGCAAAAGCATTAGGCAAACACGATATCTAGTTCCTTTCCAAGTGCGGCAGTTGCAGCAGCTACAGTATCAATTTTGGTTGAGTGATTTAGATCGATAATACGATTTACCTCCTGAGGTTTAATCCCCATCATCCTTGCTAGGTCAGCTGGCCGGACCCGTTGGGCGACCATTTCGTTAAGAAGCATAACTTTTGCTGCAATTGACAAAGGAAGAGCAATAGGCCGTTCTCCTTCTAGACAATCTGATGGAGGAGGAACACTACGCCCGTCTTCAAAGTAAAAGTCCATTGCAGTAAGTAGTGCATCTGCTGCCATATCTAACGCCTCAGCTTCATTATCGCCTTGCGTTAGGGCTTCCGGAATATCCCGGAAACTAACAACAAACCTACCAGTGGCAGTAGGCGTAAAGCGTGCTGGGTATTTCATTTACTCTCCAATTTTGCAATGTCTTGCTGTGAATGTGAAGCAAGCCCCTTTCGGGGCTGCCTCTCTAAACGCCTAGTTGTTTTTTGATTTCCTTGACAAAGTCATTATCCAGTTCTTTGCCAGGGTGCCTCGGGATGGTCGTCTGCTTTCCATTCAGATAAACCTTCAAGTGCTTACTACCGTCCTTGAAGGTCGCTCCAAGATCTCTCAGCGACCGTACTAGTTCTGTTTGTTTCACAGCATTCCTTGCTGTTGTTGATCATGAAGTAATAATAAACAAAAATGCTTATCTGTGCAAGCATTTTTGTTTATGTTTGCGGCCTTGTGTCGCCACCGTGTCTCCTGCTCGTGGTCGTTGCCAACCGCTCCGAGCTTTCGCCCGGCTTGCGCGGGATTTTTTATTCCTGAGGCGTCATGAACGTAGAAGATGAACTGGTCTGGCTGCGCTTCATGGCGCAGGTTCGGCGCGAGGACGCCCTCATTGATGAAATGCGAGCTGCTCGATGCCCGACCTGAACCTCGATTACCGCGACCAGATGGTGCGCGCCGTTGTTGGCCCTGGTCCGGTCGTGCTGACTAAGGCAGCTAACAGGGTCGCGCTCGCATGTCTGGCCCAGCGCCTGGCCGACGCAGAGGAGGCGGTCCGCCTGCTGGTCGCGAACGGCTACGGCATCCCAGCGCAGCCGCTGCCCGAGCTGGTGCGCGCAGCGCTGAACCTGAAAGCACGCTGATGGCCTGGGGCACGAAGTCGCGCCACGAGCGCGGCTACGACTACGCCTGGGTGAAGCTGCGCAAGCAGATCCTGGAGCGTGACGAGGGCCAGTGCCAGCCATGCAAGCGCGCTGGCCTGACCGTTCTGGCCCATGCCGTCGAC